TAGAGAACGCAGATACGATGCTTCGCCAGGTCGAGATAAACCACGCCGAGATTGTCGCCCATATGTTCTGAATCGAATCTCCGAGCGATTTGAACATCGCTTTAATGCCGTCGAGATTCTTATAGATCACGATCGCGAGCGCGATAAGTCCGGCAATGAGAAGCGCGATGAGTGCGACGATGATTCCGATCGGGTTCGCCGTGAGCGCTACGTTCATTGCCCATTGTGCGACCGTGTACGCGATGACGGCGACGGCGAGCGCGCCGATGACGCCGATAATCACGGTGACGAGTGTCGTGTTTTGCTGAACCCATTTCGCGAATTCGGCGAGCGCCGCAACGACCGGTGTCAAGATCGGGAGTAGCGCCGTTCCGAGTTCCGCCGACATGTCGGCGAGTTGCGCGTTCAGGCGCTGTTGCTGACCGGAAAGCGTGTCCGATTCCTTCGCGAATTGTCCGACCGCTCCCCCGGCTTGCTTCGTCGCCATTTCCATAATGGCTTGCGCCTTTGCCGCCTGAAGCGCGGAACCCTGCAACTTATCCTGTCCACGCGCGGCGAGTTCCGCGTTCACGGCGGTTTGATTGAGGGCGAGACCGTAGCGTTCGGCCGGGTCGGCTTCGCCACGGAACGCGGCACCGAGCGCCGATACCGCCTCTTCCGTCGTGCCGCCGTAGGTCGCGGCGAGATCGGCACCGAGCGAAATAAGGTCGTTCGTCTTCCCGGCGACTTGATCCATCGGCACGCCGAGATTCTTCAATTGCGCGCCGATCTGCGCGGCAAACGTCTGATAAGCGGCGGACGAGAGACCGACCGACGACGCCGACGTTTTCGCCCATGCTTCGATCTGCTTCGCGGAATCACCGAAGACGGCTTCGGTTCCCCCGGCCGCTTGCTGAAGGTCCGACGCCGCATTCACCGCGACCACGCCGAGAGCCGTAATCCCGCCGAGAACCGCCGTCGCCGGGGCAACAAGATTCCCCATCACGGTATTGAACTTGCCGAACTTCCCCGTCGCTTCGTCAATACCCTTACCGGCCTGCGATGCGTCGGTGATGATCTCAACAACGAGTTTCGCGTTAGATGCTCCGAGAGCCATTATTCACCTTCGTTTCATCCGTTCCGCGTTCTGGTTGAGGACATCTATTAGCGTGACTAGCATCCGATCATCGTCGTACCATTCCGGCGGTATGGATTGGCACGCGACCGCCGTTTGAACGACTAAGCGGGTTCGGCTCCCGCTTCGGTAGGGACCGCGTTAACACTCTCGAATGGTTCAACCGAGAGATACCAATTCTCGAACTCTTCCCACGTTCCCGCGTACTTATTCGCGCGCTTAAGCGCAAAATACGTCGTCATTGCGGCAGATGTCATGGGTCGATCGGTTGCCGATCCCCATTTCCGCGACGCGAATTCGGCTTCGGTGCGCTGAACGTCACGTCCGAACGCGTGAACTTCGAACATTTCCGGATTCTCGGCGTCGCCGCCGTATACCCGAAAGCGGTAACTCTTCAATGTCGGGGCAGACATTACTACGCACCTTTCACGTCGTTAACTTCGTCCTGTATGGCATCCGAATAGGCTTTCACCCATGCGGCTTTCTTGTCGCCGATCGCGCCGGTAAGAAATCGCGTCGCGGCGATGTTGTGTGGTCCTCGGAGACCGGCACGCGGACCAACACCGAAGTTGATCGGTCCGGCGTATGGCGCTCCGAAGCTGATAGATACGCGGCCATTCCCCGCGCTAGACGAGAACGACGACGCGAGTCGTCCGGTTCGCCGTGGCGCGCGCGACTTCGCCGCCGTGCCGATGATTTGCGCCGCTTCGGGCGGTGCGACATCGGGAAGGTCGCGTTTCAATTGGCCGAGAGACGCCGTGAGTTGCGGAAGTCCGTGAACTTCGATCTCGGCGGCGTCCCCCGGCATGTCAATTCCCGTCGTCCGGCGCGGCGGAAGCGGCGTCGGCCGCGTCGGAATCGCCGTCTGCCGGGTCGTGACCGGTGTCCCCCGGCGCGGTCTCCACCGTCCCCGGAGCGGCCGGAACCGTACCGAACTGAACTTCGGCGTTCGTCGGCGGAAGCGTGCCGAACTGAACGATTTGTGGCTTCGTCATCTGTCATGATCCCTTCGCATCACGGAACGGTGGGATACGTCCACGTCGGCTGACCAATAATCGTGAACTCGAAATCCGAGTCCATCGGAGCGCCGAATTCATCCGCGCCGAATTCGAGCGGATCGATAATCATTTCACCGGCCGCTGACGTTCCCGCCGCCGTGTTCGGCACGAATTCGAACGGCACCGTTGCTCCGGCGTTCGCCTGAGAGAACGCGAAGAGTCCGGTCGGCACTTCGGAGTCCGTATCGAGATTCCCGCTCAACTTATATGTGTACGTGATCTTCCCCGGCGTCGCCGTACCGCACAACTTATAGCGCGTATCATCCTGGCTCTTATCGATCGTGATACGCGCATTGTTGACAAGGCACGACGCGTCGATTTCCTGTCCGGTTTCTCCGATCATGAGAGTTCCGGGACCGAGATTTACCATGTCCGAATCCTTACTTTGAGGTATTCCAATTGAGAGTGAACCCGACCGCCGTCCCGCCGTCCGGAAGTGCGAAGTCGGTCGGCTCCGCACCGACGACGGCGACGCCGACCACGGCTAACGCGTCGCTCACCGTTTCGAGAAGCGGGAAGCCGATCCGAAGCGCGTCTATCTGCCCCGCGTCGGGGAGATAGAGCCACGCCGCCCACGTCGCGCCGACGCATCCCCGGCCGAACCGGTAGGCGACGGACGGCGGGCGGATGAGCACGCACGGCGGGTTCACGTCGCGACCGTCCAATACGCACCGGTCACCGGCCGCCGTGAGCGCGTCCCGGTAGCGCTCCATTTCGGCGAGGAGATCGGTCATGAGATCACCGGTCGCGCGTAAGCGCCGGTTTGAAGGGCACGGTCGATATCCGGGTCGTATCGTGCGACGAAGGATGTCACGTCCCCGAAGACTTCAATCCCGGCCGGGGAGTTGCGGCGGCGGTATTGCCGCGCCGCATACATCCGCGCGCCTTGATAGGTCTCGGCGTCCGGCTGATACTTCGTCGCCGTCGTGTCGGCCGGGTCGGGAAGCATCCATTCGGGCCGACACCGTTCCACATACGGTTCGGTTTGCGCGCACACGGCGAGAATCAATGCGTCGTCGGAAGCATCTTCGTTGTTCAGGCGAAGCCACGACTTAACATCATCCGGGGCGAGCCATACCGGAGCGAATGGGAACGGTGTCGGCGTAGACATCTGCGCGTCTTACTTGCTTGAAGCGGTCCGGGCGAGCGGCGGCGCGGTGACGGTGACTTCTACCGCCGCCTGAAGGTTCGTCGCGGCGAACGCGGCGCGCGTCTCGGCGAGTACGAGAAGCAAGTTCCGCACGAAGTAGTCCGCGTGCGAGTCCGTCATGAACACGCCGGTCGTGTTCCGGTCGAACCATGTCACGGCTTCGTTGAAGTCGCCGACATACGCGGTTCCGACCGGGATCGACGGCACCGGCACCGGGCGAAGTCCCCACACGTTCCCGAACGGGGTCGGACCGTTCCCGGCCGCTCCCGCCGCCGCGATGTCGATCGATGCGTAGTCGGCCGGGTTCAGCAGAACCGCGTTCGGCTGATACCCCTCCGACTGAACGACGCCGATCGCCTGCCGGATGCCGTTCAGCGCGTCCGGATCGCTCACCGTCTGCCACGTTGCCGCGCCGATCACGGCGGATGCGACCGATTCGAGTTTCTTCGCGAGACCGACGCGAAGCTTCCCTTCCACGATCGACCGGATACGCGCGTAATCCTCCATCGCCTGCCGGGTAATCGCCTTCCAATGTGCGTAGGTGTCGAGTGAGAGCGGCGTCGTGGTCGGCGTGATGTCGGCTTCCGGCTTCAGTGCCCCCTCCGCGATCGGTCCGCCCGCTTCCGGCGCGTCGCTCCACGTGATGTATTCCACCGAACCGGACGTGGTACGCTCCCGGCCGATCACGTCGAGAAGCGGCGTGCGAAGCGTCGGGTCGGTCGGTCCGCTCCACTGATAGGTGGGGATAACCCCGGCGAGCACGGTCGAGTCGATCGCGGCGCGATGCTCTAGGAACCCTTCGAACTCGACCGGCTCCATTGATCCGCGACCACGGTAGGCGCGGAACGCATCGGAGTTCACGAACCGTTCGCCGAACGACTGACGCTCTTCCGGAACGGCGCGCTCCCGCGCGGCGGCGTCGCGACGCTCGCGGCGTTCGTCCGCTTCGGACAGATGGTTCACGGTGCGCGCGAAACGGTCGTTCGCATCGACGGCGGTCCGAAGTTCGGTGATCTCGGTGTCAAGCGCCGTGACACGCTCGGACCACGCGGCGTTCTGGGAACGCTCTTCCGGCGACGGGTCCCGACCCTCACGTTCGCACCGGTCAAGCGTGTTTTCGATCGCGGCGGCGAGTCGCGCGCGCTCTTCGACACGCGCATTCAGATATGCGATAGACATCGGTATTCCTTCCGTGGAGTGATGTCAAGAAAACGGATAATGATCCGGTTTCCGGACTCATCCCTACGGATGGAATTCCGGTTCCCGCGCTACCGTGCGCGTCGCCCTACGGCTGGGAATGAATCGACTTATGCCCTACGGCTGATAATCGACTCAAGTAGATTTTGCGCCGTCTGTCGTGACGTGTCAAGACGTGTCGGCGAATTGGCGATGAGTGCGCGCAGACGCGTTGTTTCGGCGTCGTCGGCGGCGCGGACCGAGAGAATCCGCGCGCCGTCGTATGCCGGTTCGCGGGCGAGGGAGACGTGATCGAGTCGTGCCGACGTGACGTGTCGCACGCCGCCGCGCATTTCGTCGGCGCGGGCGATGAACCCGACCGAGAGACCGCCGTACACGTCTTCAAGCGCGTTCTCTAGCGCGTCCCGACCCTGCGGCGTGTTGTTCATCTTGAACCGCATAAACAGACCGGCGTCGCGATCTTCGACGGCCGTCGAATAGCCGACCGGCCAGTAGGAACCCTCATGATCCTTCGCGGTAAGCTTCACCTTCGCGCCGGATGCGACGAGATCACCGAACGCGCCGCGTTCGAAAACCTCCGGTGTCGGTGCGCGCATGGTCGTTTCCGACCACGGAACCGCGATACCTTCGATGTAATGCCGACCGTCTTCGGAGCGGATTTCAAGCGTGCTGAATTCGACGGTATCGAGAAGTTCTAACGTCATGCGACTACCTCCGTCGTCGTGTCGTTCGGGACGATTTGGAGATTCGGCGCGGTCGCTTCCGGCAACGGCGGAAGGTCTTCGAACTCGCGAACTTCGTCTTCGGTAAGGAACCCGGCGCGAATACCGATCTCATAGGCCTGATACCGCGTCACGGTATCGGCGCGCAAAAGCTGATTGAAGTCCACCTTGAGATTGCTTCCGGCCGGAAGCGCGGCGTCTACGGCGGATTCGACACGCCGTGCGACGTTCATAAGAGCGTCTTGAATATATTCCGCGTTCGCGCTTTCAAGCGTCGAATATTGCAGACTTGAACCCATCGAGAGACCGAGCTTTGTCGGCGGAACTCCGAAGACGTGGCAGATGTTCCAATCCGAGAGCTTGACCATTTCCGCGTATTGCATCGCTTGCGGATTAATCGTGATGGGAACGAACTCCGTCGTCGCGTTCAGAACGGCAATCGACTTACGGACGTTGCCGTGTGCGCCCATCCAACTTGCTTTAAGTTCGTCCGCTTTGATTTGGTCAAGGTCGGGTTTCGTGCTCTTCAAGTAGCCGTTAGGCACGCCGCGCTGAATGAGATTGTCCGCGTACTGGCGGAGATCGCGGGACACGAAAAAGTCGTATAGGTGCGCCTGTAGCGCGCCGAGACCGCGTTTCTTTCCGGGACGGGTGATCCATCGCGTCACGATCAGTTCGCGCGGGTCGAGATATTCCCATCCGTCTTCATCCGGGGAGGGGACCGCGTAACGACCATTCACGATCTCTACTACGCGGGGATTAAGCACGTAGCACGGTGCGATGATCGGTCCGGTAGGGTTTCCGTCCGCGTCGGGTACACGCGGCGTGTACGCGATCCCCTCCCCTTCGAGTAAAAGTGAGCGAAGGTACGTCGCCCAAAATTCGACGGCCGAGAAACGAACATCCATGTCGCCGCCGACGAAGAGTCGACGACCGTCGCGCGACAGCGCTTGCGGATCGATGATCCACGGCGGCGTGTCGATCCGCTCCCGGCCGCGATAGACCTTCCACGGCATCCCGGCGATCTTGTCGGCGGTGAGCTGAAGACACCGATCCACGACCGGAAGCGCGTAGCCGAGATACCCCCCGGCCAATTCCGCGCCGGGGATCGGGTTGCCGAACGTGTGCCCCGCGTTCGGGTTGTTCGCCGAATCGCCGTCCCACCACAACCACGGTTGATCGACTTCCCAGCCGTCCGGATCGTTGAAGAGCACGTCGCGACCGTCCGTGGCGGTGTGCAGAGACCCGACCTCGCGGGAGATCGCTCCAAAGTCTGGGATCGGCATACCTTCGATGCTTCCACCACATGCGAAGTTTTCGACCTACGTCGATTGAAGATTTTTCCCGTTCCGCACGCGCGCCGCTTCCCGGACCTGCCGCGACGACGGATGCGCGCGCTCTTCGTGGTCGGCGGCGAGAGACCACGCGGCGTCTTTCGACACGCCGACATCGCTCCATCCGCAATCGCAATAGATCACGACGGATATCGTTGTCCGGTCGTATCGGATCGTCATTAGAAGATCGCCGATTCCGGCGCGGGTCGGTCGTGTGCGGCGGCGTAGCGCGCCAATACCGCCGCGTAGAGCGGTGACTGGGAGATAGCTACCCGGCGTTCGAATTGCCACGATCGGCCGGGGGTTCGCTCTGCGGCGGCGGCGGCGGTGCGTAGCCGTTCGTGGAAGTCCGACGCGATCCACGATAACGACCCTTCGCGAAGTCCGGCTTCGAACGTGTAGCACGCCGCGACGACATCGGGACCGCGCATCGGACGAAGCTTGCCGGCGACGGCCGTCGTTTCGGCGAGCCGTCCGGCGAGATCGTGACCGGGACCGTAGTCGTCTATCGTGATGATCTCGGCGCGGTCGGCGAGTTCGCGAACCCGGTCTAGAACCCAATCGGAACCCGGCCGATGGTCGATCACTTCGACAACGTTCGCCGTCGCCGCCGCGATCGATGACGACCGGCCGAACGGATCGATTTCGATTCCGAGCGCGGCCGGTTCCCCGGTCGGGAACGGCGTCGTTGTCTTCGCGTTGTCGAAGTCGTCTTCGGTGATAGCCGACCACGACAGAATCGCGACTTCCCCCGGCCAGCGGCCGAGATATTCGGCGGCGAAGTGCCCTAGGCCGAGTTCGCCGAGATCGGCGCGCAACTCTTCCGGACGAATGAGACCGTCCGCAAGCGCCGGATAGTTCGCCCACCATACGCGTTCGTCTGTCGGGTCGGCGTCTTCCGGAATCGTGAATTCGAAGTAGGCCGAACCATGCGTGATCTCGGCCGCGACGTTGTTTCGACCGCGCTCCCGAATCTCGTATAACCATGTTGTCCGGTCGTTCATCATCGTGACATTCGACGCGCGCCAAATCTGCCCATGACCACGCATCGTCGCGAGCGTCGGCCGCGCCGCCGCCATAAGTTCGCCGCCACGCCGCGCCGTGAACACCAGGATTTCGTCAAAGCCTAGATGCAACAATCCATCGCCACGGACGGCGGATATCGTCGGGGCAAAGACACCGATGATAGACGCGCGATGCGACCGGTAATCCTTCCCCGTTGTCGCCGGGTCGAACGTGAGAGACGTGTCGCCGATCGCAGAGCGGAGCGAGTGACCGGCGTTCCATATCGCCGGACTCATCTATGCCTGCAACGGCTCCACTAGGTCTTTCATGAACCGTTGCCGCGCTTTAATAAGGTTCTGCGCGGTGTGCGCGGCAACGAACGGCACGACCATTCCGTTATCGAGACGAACCGGACCGGCCATACCCCGGAAGAGCGGCACTCCCATTTCGAGAACCGTTTTCCCGCATCGTCGGCCTACGATGACATCGACAGTCGAGTACGCGAACGGTGAACCGGGACCGTCTACACGTTCAAGGCCAACGTCAAGAATGTATTGTTGCCACCGTGACGTTACCTTCCCCGTTTTGCGGGCGATAAGACGACCGGCGCGAGGTCCGTCACTGTATCTATTCGATGATCTCGGCGTCTTGAATGTCGGCAGGATTGGCGAGTTCATGAGCGCGCACCCAAGCTAGTTCGCGCTCCGCTTCGTACTCGATAAGTTCGCCGTCCGTCTCCGTAACGACCGGTTCCGGCAACTTCGCGCGCGCGGCGAGCAATGCCGCGAACATCTGACTCTTCGCGATCCCCTTCGACGCCGCGACCGCCCGCGATAGGTCTAGAACTATCTGGCAATCGAGTTCGTGCCAGGGCTGAATAGCGTTCTGCGCGCGCAACGCTTCGATAGTCGCCGTTGCGGCGCGTTCGAGTTCCCCGCCGTCGCTCGGTTGCGTCGGTGGAAGCGCCCATAGGGGGATCGTCACGCTTTCCATGCGGCATAGTCTACGATCTCCGTTCCGATCGGTCGAGACCGGGTTTCATTCCCCGCCGTCGTCCCGTTTTTTTCTGGCGGTTCCGGGTAAATACGGATGAC